GCTTTCCAGCCCACGCTGCCCCGCCGCCCTCCCTTCCTCAGCCTGCTGGCCTCGTCAAAGATCACCAGACCAAACGGCCAGCTGGCCAGCTTGAATTGCTGCACCAGCTCCGGGAAGAACTCAAAGCTGCACGCCAGCACGTCGTAGGAACCCTCCAGGGCCGCTTTGCGCTCATCCCTGGTGCCCACGTATACCCCGAACCTCAAACCCGCCCCAAACGTCCATCCTTGCGCCTCCGTTGGCCACTGCTTGGCCACCCGCTTGGGTGCAATCACCAAAGTCTTGCGGACATCAAACCGGTTGAACATCAGCTCCTCGATCACCGCCAAGGCAATCGCCGTCTTGCCGGCCCCCGCTTTGGCGGCCAGGTAGGTGCGCGGCTTGTCCAGGATGAAGCTCTCGGCCTCGTTCTGGTAAACCCTAAAGTCTGCCCGGCTCCTCATTGCAGCACCTCGGCATTGCGTTCTTTGCTGTCGCTGCAATGGACCTGGTAGCCACGGTCCCTCAGCCATCCAGCAATCCGCTCTTGCAGCGGCTCCGGTCTTTTGTTCTTGTCCTTCAACTCCACCAGCTTGACGTACCGGTTCACGATCTCCCGGTGTTCAAGCGGGATCGGCAAAAACGCAATCCGGTCCATCACTCCGGCCGTTCCTGGGCTTGTCCACTTAAAAGCCAAGCCCCCTTGGGCCTTCACTTTGGTGCAGAAATCCTCTTCAATTTTCTTTTCGGCCATCGTTTTTTCCAGTCGATTTTGAAGTTCCAAACAGGGCATTAGTGCATAGGGCATTAGGGGTCAAAAACCCTATATCCTTATTGGGGTACTTTTTTATATTCATAAATAATATCCTCCTCCCTATTTATACTAACAATTCAATTACCCTATTACCCTTAAAGGTAGAAAGAGTAGAAAAATCAAGGACTTGCGAAAGGGCATTAGCACAGGGTAATGTCATCACGTCTAATGCCCTCTCACGTCAAAAAGTCGTTCGCCGCACCAGGAATCGCGAAAAGCACCTTGCCGTTCGACTTTTTCCTTTGCCCTCCGTTCAACCGCTTGATCACGCGTGCTGCCGTAATCGTCTGCTGCTTTCCAGGGTCTTTGATCCCCACGCGCATCAGCACGTCGGTCGCCGTCGTCCATTCCCAAACAACCACGTTGTCACCCCAGGCGAACCCACCGGCAATCCGCTCGTCCACCGGATCGGCAACCGTGTAGTCGTCGTTGTGATCATTCAACTGACCGGTTTCAGCCATCGACAGGTACCACCGCTCGCCCTCTTTCCACAGCTCAAGCACCTCAGCCCACAGCTGCTGCATGTCAATCTTGTGGTCCAAAAACAACGCTTCGGCCGGTATCGTCCAGAACCGGCGGTTGCCTGTCGGGTCTGCCAAAAACATCTCGTCGTTGACGCTGGCCCCAAAAACCGTGCGCCGGCCGTAGGTCGACTCGGTCATGGCGTAGGGCCTGCGGATGTTGTCCACGGCCTGGGTTGTCCACGACTTCAGGGCTGACACGTCGGACTTGCGGAACGTCGCGTCGATCTCGCCCAGCTCCACGATCCAATACTTCAGCGCGATCAGCTGGCTGTCCTTGGACCTCACGTCCAGGGTGTGGCCGGTGTACACCAGGTTCAGCTCCTCGGGTGCCAGGCGCTTGAACCACGTCGTCTTGCCGATGTTCTGCTTGCCGGTGAAGGTCAGGATGCCCTGGGCTGCAATGCCGTCAGGCTCAAAGGCTGCGCCGATCGCCTGGATCAACCACTTGCGCATGAGCAAATGCTTGAGGCCCTTGTCCATCTGGCCGCCGGTGTTGACCGTCTCGTAGAAAGCATTGAGCCGGCTCACGCCATCCCACTCCCGCGACTCGACCCACGTCTGCACTGGGTTGTACAGGTTCGCGTCGGCCAGCATCAGGAGGAACTGCGGCACGAACTTGGTGGACATGCGCACCTTCTCGCACTCGCTGAGCACGTAGCCCAGGGACACGTTGTCCTTGTTGTCGCGGCTGAATGACGAATCGGGAATCAAGACCTCGACCGCCTTGGCAATCACGTTGTAGCGCACGATCACGCCCAGGCGCTGCATGAGCACCTGCAAATTCTCGATCGTGCACAGCGGGTGGCCGTCGTCGTTCAGGTGTGGAAAGCTGGCGCGCACTCGGGGCCGCAGCCAGCCACGCACCGTGGCGATCTCCAGCTTGGTGCCCAGTGCCTTGGCCCTGAGCTGGATGGCCTGCGCAAACTGCGCGCGCTCCACGTCGCTGAAGTCACCGTTGTGTGCGATTGCCGCCGCAATCTTTTCTTGCAGGTCACGCGCATCGGTCACCGCGTCAACCCTGGCCAGCAGATCAACCATGAGTTGGTCACGCTCTGAACGCTTGGCCGCTTCGCGCTTGTCCTTGGTCTTCTTGAGCAGCGACGCCAGGGTCAAGGACCCGTGGCCAACACCGCGCTGTTCGCTGAAGCTCCCCCACTTGTCTGCGCAGTAGCCTTCGACCCACTTGCCAGACACTGCGGACCAGTTGTCCCAGGCATCAAGCCATTCAGGATCGCCCGCGCCCTGGTGGTGCAGCGCAGCGCCAACCTTGAGCCAGTCCTCATACCCGCTGTCGGGGTCCAGGTGTGGCAGCACTTCTTGGATCACGCGGTCCAGGTCCCAGTCTTCGAGCTGCGGCTTGTAGTTGGCCAGCGCCATCTCGGCCGCGTCGCCGGTGAGGCTTTCCTGTGAAAGATTCTCGCCCCAAACTTTCTCAACGAACCAGCCCAGGTCCTGGGTGTCGTCGGACAGTTTGCCGTGACCGTTTAATTGGTGGCCAGTGACTGTGAAGTATCGGCCATCGCGGTACAGCTCGACGCCCACTTCTTTTTTCGTGCGTGATCCGTCAAGGTTTGTGCGAGCAAAGATTTTGATGCCGGTGCCAGACGGGCTGACTTCGGCGTAGCCGTCGACACGCTCAAGCACTTCGGTGGCCAGCTCCGTCAAGCTACCGTCGGCACTGCGGCAGTCATCAAGATCGATGCCTTGCACGTCAGCGCCGAGCACCAGGCCGATACCGTCGAAGCCGTCGCCCATGATCAGCGCGTCGCACACGTCGTCGTAGGTTGCCCAGGTTGCAGCGTTCGTCGAGCTGGCCGCCGTGCCGTCGACGGTCATGGGCATCTTGGTCCAGACCTTGTCGCCGTTGGGCTTGCTGCGTTGAATCAGCTTCCACATCACCCACCTGGGAATGTCTTTGAGCTCTTGGGGTATGCCGTTAAGTTGTACGGGTAGAACTGAAGGTCTGATCATCTGTCACCACCCGTCGCAAACTGGGTGTGTGACCGCAGGACCTGCACTTGAATCAACGCCTTGCGCAATCCGTTGTAGCTGTCAGATTGAATGAGCGCGGCCACGACCACGCCCTTTTGTTCTTCTGGAATACCTGCCTCTTCGACCGAGTTCAAACAGTCGTTGAGGAGATCGTCAAAATAAGCCTGTCTTGTTGACATGCTGTCTCCTTCAAAGTCCACCGGCATCCGGCCGGTTCGGTGAATTTATTTCCCCGTCTTTCCGGGGTGTCAGTCAATCACAGTGGTCGATAGCCCTTGCGCTTGCCAAATGCCGCGCCCTTTTTGTGGCCAGGCTTGTGGTAGCGGCCGGGTCCTTTTTTCGTGGCGGATGGATATTTCATGGTCGTCCTTTCAGTTGATAGTTGTGGGGCCAGGCAAGTGCACAAGCAGTGCACGCGTGACGTGTTCTTTGAATGTGCGCATGGCCAATGGATCACACACGATGATCACGCGCAGGCCCTCTGGCTCACAGTCGAAAACGATCTGCTGCCCTTCGAGAATTGCGCGCATTGCATCCATGGATAAGATCACTTCAAGCTCATTCATTTCACCGCTGCCCAGTCGATGTCCGGGCGCAGATCGTCAGCACGCAAACGCAAGCGTTTCTGCTTGGCCAAGCGCAGCAACGAAGGCACGCGATCGATGGGCACTTGGTCCTTGCGCAGCCAATGGCTTATCGCCTGGCCACGAATGTCCAGGTGGCGGCCGATTGCTGCGGGGCCTCCAAGGCGTTGAATAATTTCGGGTAAAGTCATGCCGCGCAGGATAGCACAGATTTCGATGGGCGTAAGCTGTGGTATCGCTGCAACAAAATAAATTTGACGGACCCATCGTAAGCTGTGCTAACATCGCTCACACCAAAACAGTAAACAAGGAATTCAGAAATGAAGCATGTACCCTATCAAAGCCGGGCGCTACCATCCGTGTCAGCCAACAGCCCCGAGTTCAAGTGGACCAGCGGCGCAGATGTCCAGGCAACCTGGATGCGCCTCACCGACTGGCGTCCCATCTACACCAACCAGCCTCCCAAATACATCGAGCCGAAAGAAACTTTCGTCACCGTGTTGGCCGACCGCCGGAGGGCTGGCAAATGAAAGAACGCAAAGACCCCCGCATTGCCGCTTACATGCGCAAGCGCCGCGAAGAGATGGCAGCACCAGAGATTCGCGCCTTCCCAAAGCTCGGCACTTTTTGCACGACCAAAGAGTACATCGAGAAATACTACGCGATGAATGGCTTGACCGGCGCGTCAGGCGAAACAACTGAAGACTACGTGGCCGGATTGTTTGGCCCACTGTCCACCGAACCCGTAACCCTGTAACCCAAGAAAGAGAGATGGCAATGATTCAAATTACATTCACCCCTGAGACCCCCGCGCAAGCCGCTGTTGTGGCCGAAGCGATTGGCAAGTACCTGGGCACCGTAGCCGCTGGCGAGACTGTCGCTGAGGTAAAGGACCCCGTCGCGGAAGCCCCAAAATTAGCACGGGCGAAGAAGCCCTCTATCGATGCGAATATTGCGAAGCCCGAGAAGGACTCTTCTACTCCAGAGACCTCTGCGCCGACTGCTCCCACAAAATCTTCTACGGATGAACCCGCAAGCCAGGTCACCCTGGAAGAAGTTCGCCTGGTCCTGGCCAACCTGAGCCAAGGCGGCAAGGCTGCTGAGGTCAAGAGCTTGATCGCCCAATTCAAAGCAGCCAAGCTGACCGAAATCCCGGCCGATAAGTACGCCGAAGTCCTGGCCGCTGCAAAGGAGCTGTGATGACTATCGTAACCGTGATCATCAAAGACAACCGCAACGAAGCCGGCGAGGAGATCGTCGAGATGGAAGGGCACATGGACCCACCCGATGCGATCGACCTGCCACCCACGCCGTCACTGATTGTGGGCAGCTACATCGCAGCCAACAGCGAAGCAATTTGCAAGGCTGCCATCGCTTGGTTTGCCGGCATGCAGAAAGCCCCCGACGTTGAAGAGCCC